CTGCATAACTACCTTACCATCGATAAAGCTTAATGCTGTACCTGAAGGAACTGGTGTATCTGTACCTGTCATATTCAAGTCATTAGTGCCATCGTTAACTATTACTGTTGTAGTTAATGTAGTGGAAGCGTCTGTATTAGAAACTAAACCACCGATAATAACTGCAGTAGTATCAGCAGGAACTGTATACACAGTTGTGTATGCTGTCCCGATACCATTACTTGTCTTACGTTTAAATGTATTTGCCATAAATTACCCCAGAGCAATTGCCATCGCTATTGCGTTATCAGTTGCTTCAGATGCACTCGGTACTCCTAAATTAGTTCTAGCAGTAGCGGTATTAGATACATCACTAAGGTTAGACCCCTTCTCCATCTTATCTGTATTCAGATTACCGAAGTTTGAGTCCACCTCATTATTAGTCAGAGGTGACCCTTTAGTTGCTCTATTTACTATAGTAGACATAAGTTCACCTCCTATCTAATTAAGTAGCTGATAGAGTAATCGTCCAAGTGACAGTCATCGTGTCATCTGCAGCCTTGTTAACTACATCAAATACTACACGTGATAACATATCACCAGTAGCAGCTGTACCATGGTTGAAGATACCTGCTTCTTTAACTGCACCAGTAGCATCGTTAGCTTCAAACGTAGATACATATACGACTTTATGCTTAGTAGCTGAAGGGATAGTAGTTGAATCTAAAGCTTCGCGTGAACCTAAGATAGACACTAAATCTGTCTGTGCTGCCGCTGGTGCAGTAGAACTAGAACCCAATGCCATATGCGACATTACTGCTTTAGATGTACCCGTCATACGGTCAATAATAAATTCTAAACCTTTCTGTACTACAAGGTTCTTTTCCGTGCGCTCTTCTTTAATCTTACCATTCTTGTCTTTTAGGACAATGTTCAGTTGACCAGAGAGCTTCAAGTTATCGTTAATCATAATTAACTCCTATTAAAATGTTCTGGAAGCCCCGACATAGTCTTCCTCAAAAAATGTAAAGTCGCAGTAACCTTGACTTCTTAATGACCCAGTGTCGGTTACTTGGGCCATTCTTGTGAATATCTTACCAGGATTTAACGTGGATACATCGCTAATGGTAGCTGCATCTACAAACGGAGCTTTAACTAATTCTATAGCTAAGGCATCTGTAATTCTAGGTAAATCATTAAGTAATTTAGAAATATCGGCTCTATGTATATCTGTGAACTTCGGTGCTTCTGTAATTGGTTTTGTTAATGCTGTTACAGCGATGTCACTTGTAGCTGCATTATCAGTATAAGACCTAACGTAAGCCACAACTCTTGTAAATAAGTCCGTAGCTGCTGCAAGATCAGTAGTATGCTTAAAGAATACCATCTCTTGGTCATCTAAGATAGATGCTGTGCCATCTATGTCATCTGTAACGCCAACATATTCAGTGATGAATTTAGCAAATGCTACAGTCTCATCATCACTAAAGTTAGCCGCATCTTGGGATCCCTTAAAGAAGTCTAACTTATTTATCCCATCAGACACATTAGCGTTATCTTGCTTAGCTTTGTTAAAGGCCTTAATCTCAGTATCTACAATATCAGCTATATGCTCACCGACTGGTTTACCTACATGGGCATTCTGTAAATCCGTAACCCTAGGGCTATCCGTTAATGCTTTAGTAAATAGTGTTGCGTGGGCGTCTGTAATATCAGCTATTTCTGCGATATATTTACTAAAGTCCATTAACTGTTCATCAGTAAAGTTAGGGGAGTCTATTAGTCTCTTATTTACGTGTAAGGTCTCGTCATCTGTAAAGTTAGATGAATCTTTAAATACTTTCTGAACCCAGTTAATCTGTACATCGTTAACAGCAAACTCTTCATACCAGAATCTATTCTTACTATCGGCGTCTGTCCAGATACCCGCAGCATTACCAGCTACGTAGTGGATACCTGCTTGTAGTAGCTCATATTGTGTTACGGCGTGTATAACAGGTACTGTTGCGTCAAGACTGCTTGTAGTCTGTACGCTTATAGAAGCTTGCAAATTTGCTACAGAGACCGTAGCACGAATAGCCATTAGAAGCCTGAGCGGACTTTAAACTTTAGCTTATCGAAGATTGTTTGCTTATTACCAGAAGTGTCTTCCATTTCGATTTCACCTTCATAGGTACCAGCATCAACGTCTAAAGTTGTTGGGTTCCACTGCATAAAACATCTACCACCTGTATAAGGTGCGTGTTTACCACACACTAATGTATCTAGAATAGTAGAGCTGCCTAGTAATCTGAAATAAACTCTTACGGTTTGGTTAGTGATATCGATGGTAGCCCATGTAGTAGCGTCATCTTCATCTAATGTCTTGCCTGCAGCTGCAGTATTGGAGTCTCTTAACGTGAAGTTTAATTCAGGTTTGTCGTCTCCTGCAACGAGGTTGATCGTATCGTAATAAGCCATTATTTAACTCCTCCTGGAGGTTGTTCTCAGCATTTGGCATGCAATTAATTTATCTTTAGTATAACAGTAATTTTCTATACAAAACCGTTATCTTCTAATTTAGTATTAGCATCTAAATTGTCAGGATTTCTTAGACCTAACATATTGATTTGCTTGCAACTTTCGTTGTATCTTAAGTAATAAGTATTATTCTCAGCTTTCATATCACCATTGATAGTGGCGTGTGCCTTATAGGCTACATAGTTAATCAAAGCTTCTGTGTATAACTGGGGTAACTGTAAGTTTACAGTGATAGTTTTAGCTAACTTAGGTGCTGCAGCATACGTAAGTACCATATCTTTTCTATTCTTAGAATCAGTACCCTTAATAAGCACCTTAGATGGATCCTTAAACATGACTGATACATTTGTGTCTTTACTATCGACAATGTTGATCTTGTCGTTATTAATAGCAATTTCATCACCGTCTTCGAATCTACAACTAATAGCATGCAAGAAGTCGTCATCTAGCTTGAATTCTTCACCGTCTAGCGCAAAGTCTAGCTCCATATCCTTTTGTAGGATATTAAACTTCTTATGTAACTCGATATTAGCTAAGTTAATAAAGGTTCTGATCTTATCTCTATTCTTAGTCTGTACAGCAGTAGGTGTACCTGCAGCACCTGGAGTCATATCACCTACATCCGCAAATGCTAGGTGGCTAATTTCACCATTAACTAAGAAGTCAATATATTCGTAAACTTTCACTAGGTTTCCCCAAAAATAAATACTGTGTATTTATCATACCACGTTATTTACCTGGGTGGAACATTTATACGAAGTAAGAACTATCCCCCACTTCTTCAGGCTCAGCATCATCCCATAACATGCTACCGTCTTTATGGTGCTCATCAGTAGACACCTCACTAGGTTTCCATGCATTAAATTCACCTAACATAGAGATATTATCTATCTGATCATCATGCTTAGACTTAAAACCTTTCAATGTTGCTAGCTGTAACTCATTTAACATCTCAGACATCTCGTCAGAGTCTCTCAGCTCCTCAGGAAACCATATCTTTCCGCTTTTGAATAGTGGTACCGCCATTTGCTGGAATCGGCTCATCTTGTCCTTATTTGGGCGTATACCAGGTGACGTCTTACCTCGGCCTGAAGCAAGTGTAAAGTAGATATTACGATTCATCATCTCATTCTGAATCCACGCAATAAAGCCCCCCTGCTGCCCGGTTACTTCGACTCCTACTTCTTGAGGGTGATATTTCTGTGCAAACTTAAACAAAGCATCAATACTTTCATTCATTAGAGCCTTCTTACAGAATCCATCTACCCATAACCAGTCACCATTATTGTTATAGGCCCACACATTAATAGTACTGAAGTCAGCAGCTTCCTTCTCAGAAGTAGCAAAGTCAGTAGTAATGTAGAAGTTAAACGCCCCCATGTTACTTTTAACATTAGCGTGCTTGTACCAGGTCATGTCGCTATCTTTAATCAGACGCTCTTCATCAGACATAATACGTAGCATAAGCTCCTGGTTGAAGCCATCTATCTTACCGCCCAGTAAAGCTTTATCGTACTGCGCCTTAACGTACCTATAATCAAATCTATCAGGCCAAGCACCCTTAAACTCCTCCTCCTTGCACGGAAACTGTTCACATACAGGATAAACGTTTACATGCCAGGCACCAGACTCTACTGCCTTATACAAAGGATCTTTAGCGTTAAAAGGAGTACCAGACCAGATAGTCTTCTTCTTAGTCGGGTGTAGTGCGTAATCTACGGCTTTATACACCGTATCTTCAATAGAAGCAATTACAGTAGGTGATCTAGCATCATCATCAGAGATTAAGTCATCTAATACAGCTAGCGTAGGACGTTGTCCCATTTCTTTAGCTCCACGAACACCAGTCTTAGCACCATACATCTTAACTACAAACTGTTTACCTTGAGCATTCTCAAACTCCATTCTAGCGTCAGTAAACTTAATCTTAGTTATATATTTCTGTAAGAAGTCACTGTTATAGTAACGATACTCAACGTTCTTACGCATATTCTTAACACCATTCTCCATGGAGTCAGAGACGTAAATAG